AAATCACCACTGACCTGGAACGTCAGATCAACGCCGACTTCAACGCGCTGATTCAACTAACTGTCGAGGGCCTCTCAACCGAACAAAACAGTCCAGTCGACACAGGCTTCTTTGCCTCTAGCTGGAAAGCGTCCACACAACGCACCAGTCCAAAAGATAAGCGCGAAGACTTTACACCGTGGTCAAACATCAAACCAAAGTCCGGCAACCAACGCATCGAACCTCGCTTCACCGTCCCCCAGTTCAACTACAAAAAACAACCCACGGTCTACATCGGAAACGCTACTGAATACGCAGCGTACGCTCTGCAATCCCCAAAGGTCGCCAACTTCATCCAAGGCGAAATGCGCTCCTTAGTCCAGCAAACGTTTAGAGAGAAAAAAGGTGGCCGCCTCTTTGCCGCTACCGGTGGAACGGATCCTTCACAAGGCGTCGGTATTTTCAAAGGCCGGACTAGCGTTTCTTACGAGAGGATTTAATTCATGTCTTTAGTAAACGCCCGCGCTGCCTTCGAAAAAGCCGTAACCGACGCTGTCGTCGCCGCCGACGCCACGGTCAATATGGTCTACGACAACGTGACCTTCACAGACCCAGGCAAGACCAAAAAATACGTGTTGATGAGCATCAACTTCAACCGTTCCACCCTCCAAAACCAAGGCGCCGCCCAGGACTACTACTCCGGCGTCATCCAATGCAACGTCTACGTCCCCAAATCTGCTGGAACGTCTGTACTTTCAGCGATCAGTGAGTCTGTGATTGACGGCCTTACGTCAGTCAACGCCAGCGGTTACATCGACACGTATAGCGTCAGCCCCCGTGTTTTGGACATCGTCGGACCTACACCGATCGAGCTAGAGGATCGCTCGCACTTTATCGGTATTGTGTCCTGCCAATTCACAGCAGTAGTATAGTAGAGCAAACGCTCTTTCTATATGCGCGCCGCAGAACTGCTTCGCAATAAGTTCGGGGTTAGCCAGCTCTATAAACACGAAGTCAAGCAAGAAGGTGAGGTGGTGCTTGAAGTGTTTTGGCACCCCCTGACTATCGCCGAGCGCGAATCAATCCAGAAAAAGAGCAAAGAGGACGATAGCTCCGACTTTGCCTTGTCGATGCTGATTCATAAAGCTATCGACGCGGACGGCAAACGTCTTTTCCAGGACGGCGAACGCGACATCCTGCGCCGCACCGTTGAAGCCTCTGTGCTTCAAGACATCCAACTGGCAATGCTGGCTTCCGGCACCGAAAACAAGGTGGAGGACGCGAAAGCAGACTTGAAAAGCAAGTAACGACTGGTACTTCATTTTCTTCCTCGCCAAAGAGCTGGGCACCACCGTGTCCCAGCTCACCGAGCACCTGACGCAAGAAGAACTGATTGGCTGGGCCGCTTACTTCGAGCTGCACAATGAGCAGCAAGAGAAGGCAATCCAAAACGCCAAAACCGGCCGTGGAGCGCGAACAATGAGCGCGCGGTAGACTAGACCGTAAGACTCTACGTGCTCCACCGTGGCCAATTACAACGTAGATATTGAAGTTGCGCTGAAGGGCGCCCAGAATTTACGCGAATTCAATAAAAGTCTACGTGAGACTACAAGACTTGTAGGCAAAATAAACGGTCAAATTATTGCAACAGGTAAAGCAAATAAAACTACTTATAAAGTAGCTAGTATTGACAATTATAGAAAAGCGGTTGACCGTGCTTTACGCACAGTAAACAAGGCAGCTCTTGGTACGCAAGCGCACGAAGCCGCGGTTGAAAATTTAGTCAAAGCAAAAAAGCAACTTCAGGATGCCACCGATGACCAGAAAAAACTTTACGACAGTTATGCTGAATCACTTGGTCTAGTTACACGCAGAACCAACGCTGCTACTAGCGCAACCAATCGATTAGCAGGAGCGCAGAAAAAAGTTCTAGGACCAGCAAGCCCGATTCGCGGAGCTAAAAATATCCCAGGCTCTCCCTTAAACCTAGAGGATAAAGCTAAAAAGCGTAGCGCAGCCGTAACAGCCGGCGCATTCCCTCTGCTGTTTGGCGGTGGACCGTTCCAAGCAATAGGCGGTGCTATTGGCGGCGGCCTTACCGGCAACATGTTTGGCGGCGCAACTGTCGCGCTGCAGGTTGTTGGTGGTGCGGTCGACGCTCTGGCTCAGAAGGCAGTAGCTCTAGGAACAGCGCTTAATTCTTCCACTGCCGATATAGACGCAGTTGTTGAATCTTTAGGAGCTGTGGCTAGCCCTACGGAGAATGCAATTAATCGTTTGCGCGAACTTGAGGGAGAGCAAGTTGCGCTGGCTGAAGCCACAGAACTGCTGGCTAATGTCGTAGGGGACGAAGGCGTTACAGCGCTTACGGGCTTTGGAGACGCGGCTACTCAATTTTCGAACCAGTTAACCATATTTACAACAAGCGTTTTAGCAGAAGCAGCGCGGCTGTTGCAAGGCTCACTAGGGTTCTTCAAAGACAGGCTTGAAGAGCAAAACCTCCTTAGGCAGGCTCAAAAGAGTACGTCACCCGAGATGGTGCTGTTGCAAACGCAGTTATCCAAGGCTTTTCCGCATCAGCGTTTTGAGCTTGAAAACCAAATAATCAAACTACAGCGAGCCCAAAACGAGGAAGCAGGAAAAAACGTGCAGCTTCGTGCTGAGAGCGCCCGACAAGGCAACAACAACATTGCGATACTTCACGCAGAAAACAACATTCTAAAATTAAACAGCGACTTGACAAACGAACAAGTTGTACGCGAAAAAGAACGTGTTTTGCAGCTGCAACAAGGAAACGAGCAACAAAAAATTTACGCAGATTACGCTAACAATGCTATAAATTTAACACAAATGCGTGAAAAGATTGCAGAGAATGAGCAAGAACATGAGAATAAACGCCAAAGCCTTGCCAATAGCGTGGCTAAAGCGCTTGAAGCGCAAAGTAAAGCTAAAGACAGGCTTACGGCAAAAACAGACAGGCAAAACGAACGAGAACAAAAAGCCGCAGACCGAGAACAAAAAGCTATTGATCGCGCAAACGAAGCGCTAGATAAAATAAATCGTACTTATACAGACAGGCTTGCTTTGCAGATGGCTTCTACAGAGCTAGAGGCTGGGCTGTTAAAAATCGATCAAGACCGAGAAGACGTTTTGCGTAGAATTAACGAATTGCGTGAAAAAGGTGACCCTGCAAAGGCAGATGCAGCAGAAGCGGCAGCAAGAGCTTTATTTACAGCGCAAGGCTCTGGCATTTTTGGCAACTTAGGCAGTATTGCCGACATGCCTAGTTTTGCCAGCTCTATTGAGATGTCTAATTCACTCTTGCTTACCCAAGAAGAGCAGATACAGAAACTTATTGAAAAGTATCCACTGCTTGGTCAGGCTGCTGATGCAGCGGCCAACATGATGACTTTTGGCATCCAGTCCTTTGTTGATGGAACGAAGACTGCAGAAGAGGTGTTTGCCGACTTCCTCCGCAGCATTGCTGACATGCTGATGCGTACCGCGCAACAAATGATCGCGCAGTACATCGTTTTAGGAGTGGCGCGTGCCTTTGGCTTAGGCACTACACCGTCTTTCTCGTCCTTCAAATCAGGAATAGACTCCGGCCTATCTAGCTTTGGTGATTACAGCGGCTTAAATCTGAATGCAAATTTTGGCGGCTTCCGTGCCGACGGCGGTTCGGTTTCTAGCGGTCGTTCCTATCTGGTTGGTGAGCGCGGGCCAGAGTTGTTTGTCCCTGGAGCGCAAGGAAACATCGTTCCAAACAACGCGATGGGAGGCTCTAACATTGTGGTGAACGTCGATGCATCTGGATCACAAGCCCAAGGCGACAGCCAACGCGGCAAACAACTTGGCGCTGCAATCGGTGCAGCTGTCCAAGCTGAGCTAATCAAACAGAAGCGACCTGGAGGACTACTGGCAGGCTAATGGCTACTTTTGACGATCTAGGCGTAGGCACCACTACGGGTGGAACGACACCTACTTACGGCGCGTCAAAGCGCAGCCAGCCTAATGTGCGGATCGCGCAGTTTGGCAGTGGCTACAGCCAGCGCACCATCTTTGGTTTGAATCAAAACCCGAAGGTTTGGAATCTGACCTGGAACGTATCCGAGACTGATGCGGATGCGATTGAAACTTTTTTAGACGCTAGAGGCGGTCAAGAAAAGTTTGAATGGACGCCGTTGGATGACACGACAGAGTACAAGTGGATCTGCCCGGAATGGGAAAAATCGATTCCGTACCTTAACCGCGCCACCATTACTGCAACTTTTGTCCAGGTGTTTGAAGCATGAGCACACCGCAAAAGATTCAAGAGCAGCTTCAGTCTCTGGAGCCATCGGCAATTATTGAGTTGTTTCAGCTTCAGTTGACTGCGGCAGTGAATGGCGTCGATTCGACGTTTTACTATCACGCTGGAACGAATGAGCTGACTGCTGATGTCGTTTTTAATGGCATTACCTACGCGGCCTATCCGATCGAGGTTGACGGATTTGAAGTTAGTTCTAAGGGCACGCTGCCTCGTCCATCAATGCGGATCGCCAACGCAAATAATGCAATTTCTCAATTGCTTGTGCTCTACAACCCTTTGCAGGCCAAGGTCACGCGCATCAGAACCTGCAAGAAATTTCTAGATGCTGTCAACTTTTCAGGGGGCAACGCAACTGCAGATCCCACAGCAAAATTTGAAGACGAGATCTGGTATATCGATCGGGTCGCCAATGAAAACCCGCAACTGGTTGAGTTTGAACTAACCAGTAAACTAGACCTTACAAATCTTGCACTACCGCGACGCCAAGTGCTGGAACATTGTCCGTGGAAATATCGCGGAGCTGAATGTGGTTATACGGGCACAGCGTATTTTGACCTTAACGACACGGCAACAACGGCGGCAAACGATCAATGCGCCAAGCGTTACACCAGCTGCGCTAAGCGATTCCGTAGAGGGAAACTACCGTTTGGAGGCTTTCCAGGTGCCCGACTTCAGATGTGAGGCAGAGGCTCATGCCACAAGAGAATTACCACGAGAAGCGTGTGGCGTTGTGGTGGCAGGTCGTTACATACCTTGCCGTAATATCGCTGATCATCCTGAGCAAAACTTTGTCTTGAATCCTGTCGACTATGCACGCGCTGCATTGACCGGAAAAATCGAAGCTATCGTTCACTCACACCCTATGGGTGGAACGGCCAGCCCCGCAGATCGCTCAGCGTGCCAGCAGACCAAATTGCCTTGGCACATTTATTCCATGCCAGATCAACGATGGTCAACTATCAATCCTTGCTAGGTCGCCAGTGGGATTATGGCGTCAACGATTGCTTTTCGCTGGTGCGTGAATGGTACAAGCTGCAGGGCATCGAGCTGCCTGAGTTTGCACGGCCTGAAGAGCTAGAAGTTTGCGACAGTATCTTTCTGCAAAACGCAGAAGCGATCGGCTTCAAACAGGTTGCCCTGGAACGTAGATCACCCGGTGACATCCTGATCATGAAGCTTGGTACGCGAACGCCAATGCACGCGGCGATTTTGCTGCCTGATGAGCGGATTTTGCACCAGCGGCAAAACTCTCTAAGTGCAATTGAACCGCTGCGGCGGTACTATGTCGAAAGGATTGCAGCAGTGTTCCGCTATGCAGCAGGTCGTCCGACTGCTGGGTGATCTGGGTGAACGGTACGGCACCGAGCACACCTACTACGACCTGCGGACGCCTGCGGACGCAATCAAGCTGCTGTGCATTAACAAACCGAAGCTGCAAGAAGAGCTGGTTCACGCCCATGAGCATGGCGTCGGCTACCGCCTAATTCAGGCTGGAACGGATCTCGGTTATGACGATCTTCAGTTGCCGCTTGGCAGTAATGATTTGATCTTGACGCCTGTAATTGCAGGCAGTGGCGGAAGCACCGGTCAGATCCTGGCTGGTGTTGGTCTTGTGGCATTTTCAATTTTGACGGCAGGTGCAGGTGTTGGTTTTCTTGGCTTAGGTGCTGGCCTTACTGGAACTATTGGCGCTGGCGGTTCTTTGGTTGCCGGTGGTTTTGTTCTTGGATCTGCAGCGTCAGTTGCGATCGGCGCTATCGGCGCAAGTTTAATTCTTGGCGGCGTTGCTCAAATGCTGTCACCGCAGCCTGTCCTTCCAACTCTTAGTGGTGGTCGCATACGGGGTAGTGGCGAGTCTGGTTCTACTGATGGTCCGCAATCTGTTGTGCGCGGTTCGGACGGTCGTCAGTCGTACATGTTTACAGGTGCTGCAAACACTGTCGGCGTTGGTGCAACGATTCCTGTTGTCTACGGCGAAGTGATTGCAGGCAGCCATTTGCTTTCTGCAAAGGTCGAAGTCACCGATGAGTCAGATCCACTTAAGACAGCGATTAAAGAGCCTGGACCGGATACCGTTACGGTCGGCGGCGAAAAAATTAGCGGCCTTACTTATGCTTCTGGATTTAGGTTTAGGCCCTGGAGCAATAGCACGATCAAGCCTCTTGGCACAGACAGGCAGAGAACAATAACCCTGTCAGAAGGCAATGCCGTTAATCTTGCAAACGTTGACTACAAAGAAGACGATAGACGAAAAAATTATATGATTTTGTTTGAGCTTACAGACGGACTATTCGATTACGTAAGCGGCCCTGGTACGACACTTGTTGACGGGTT